ACGCTCGACCTGGACGAAACCCCGGGCGAGATCAACGGCGAGCGCTACGACGCCGTGCAGCGAAACATCAGGGTGAATCACATCGCCCTGGTCCCCCGTGGCCGTGCGGGCAACGCCCGGCTCAATCTCGATGCGGCAGACGCCGACACAACTGAGGAAGACAACCCCATGCCCACGAACATGGTGCAAGTTCGCTTGGATAGCGGCCTGTCCTACGAGGCGGCGCCCGAAGTCGCCAACGCGTACCAGGCCACCCAGGACGCCCTGACCGCATCCCGGACGGATGCCGACAAGGAGCGCGCGCGCGCCGACGCCGCCGAGGCCAAGCTGAAGGAT